AACAATCAACCGTCGGAGACACCCGGAACCTGATCCGCGCCGCCATCCGCGAGGTGCTCGATGATCTCGCGCAGCCAGACATTGAACTTGAAGCCGACATTGACCTCGCCGAGTGCGCTCACTCTGAGGGGGTCGCCGATCCTGAAGCGGACAGTGGCGAAGGCGCTGGCGGTGCTGAAGCCGCCGCCGGATCTGACCATCAGCGATTGGGCGGACCAGAACCGCCGGCTGAGCTCTGAGGCCAGCGCCGAGCCTGGCCAGTGGCGCACGAGCCGCGCCGAGTACCAGCGTGGGATCATGGATGCGATCTCTGACCCGGCAGCGGAAACCGTCGTGATCATGTCGAGCAGCCAAATCGGGAAAAGTGAGTCGATCCTTAATATGGTCGGCTATCACATCGACCACGATCCGGCGCCGATCATGGTGGTGATGCCCACCGAGCGGGATGCCGAAACCTGGTCGAAGGACCGCTTCTCGCCGATGGCGCGGGACACGCCCTGCCTCCAGGGCAAGATCGCCGACCCCCGATCGCGGGACGGCAATAACAAGATCTTGCACAAGCGGTTCCCGGGCGGGCATCTGACGATTGTGGGTGCCAACGCACCCTCGGGGTTGGCGAGCCGACCGATCCGGCTACTCTTGTGCGACGAGGTCGATCGCTATCCGTTCAGCGCGGGGGCCGAGGGTGACCCGGTCAACCTCGCGAAAAAGCGGACGGTGACGTTCTGGAACCGCAAGATCGTGCTGGTCTCGACGCCGACAAACAAGGGCGCGAGCCGGATCGAAGCGGCATTCGAAGAAAGCGACCAGCGTCGGTATTGGGTGCCGTGCCCGACATGTGGTGCAGAACAGTTGCTGACCTGGGGACAGGTGAAATGGAACAAAGACGAGAATGGCAGCCATCGCCCCGAAACCGCGCGCTACCACTGCGCAGAGTGTGACGCTGCCTGGAAGGATGAAACCCGGTGGGCGGCAATCTCGAAGGGCCGCTGGATCGCGGATGCGCCGTTCAATGGGACGGCAGGGTTCCATCTGAACGAGATCTATTCGCCCTGGGTGCGTCTTGAGGCCATGGCCAAGGCGTTTCTATCGGCGCGCGCCGGTGGGGATGAGACGATGAAGACTTTCGTCAACACCTCGCTGGGTGAAACCTGGATGGAAAGCGGCGAGGCGCCAGACTGGCAGCGGTTGCAGGGGCTGAAGGAAGATTGGCGCGCGGGCATGGTGCCGTCGGGCGGGTTGTTCCTGACTGCTGGGGCCGACGTGCAGAAGGACCGGATCGAGGTCGATGTCTGGGCCTGGGGTAAGGGCCTGCAAAGTTGGCTCATCGACCACATCGTCATCGACGGCGGACCGGGGGATCAGGCCAGTTGGCAGAAACTCTCCGACCTACTTGGCAGGACTTGGGCCCACACCAGCGGTACGCGGATGACCATCGCGCGGCTGGCGATCGACACGGGCTATGAAACAGCCGCCGTCTACGCCTGGGCGCGGCAGGTGGGCTTTGGACAGGTCGCGCCGATCAAAGGCATTGAGGGCTTCAATAGGGCAAGCCCTGTGACGGGGCCGACCTATGTCGACGCCACCATAGGCGGCAAACGGCTGCGCCGCGGCGCAAGGCTTTGGACCATCGCGACCTCGACCTTCAAGGCCGAGACCTATCGCTTCCTGCGGCTCGATCCGCCGGAACCCAGTCTGGCGGAGGACGAGAAGTTTCCTCCCGGCTTCCTCCATCTGCCGGGCTGGGTCGATGCCGAATGGCTGAAGCAACTGACGGCCGAGCAGCTGGTCACGGTCAAGAACAAGCGCGGCTTTGCCAAGCTCGAATGGCAAAAGCTGCGGGAACGCAATGAGGCACTCGACTGCCGGGTTTATGCTCGCGCGGCCGCTTGGATCCTCGGTGCAGACCGCTGGTCAGATGCGCGGTGGGAAGAACTCGCGGCGCAGTTTGCGGTCGCTGATGGCAGGGGTACGGCCTCTGCCACAGGCCCGCAATCTGTAGGCAAGGCACAGGTGCGTCGCGTTGCGCGGTCAACATACATGGGATGAGTTTGGGCATGGCGGATCTTGCGACACTGAAACTCCGCCGGGAGGCTCTTACTTCGCAGCGCGCCTCGGGCGTGGCCCGCGTCAGCTATGACGGCAAGACGGTAGATTACCGATCTGTGGTGGAGATCGACCGCGCCATTGAGGTCCTGGACCGTGAGATCGCTACAGCTGAGGGCCGGCGTATGGTGCGCCATGTCCGCGTGACAACGGCCAAGGGGCTCTGACAGAGATGGGGATGTTTGACATGTTCCGCCGCCCCAAGCCGGGTGGCCCTGAAGCCATGCGGGCACGGCTCGAGGGGGCGATGGCCAAGCGCCGCTTGCGGGGCTGGAACCCGCCCTTGGAAAACATCAACGCGCTGGTCGCTTCTGGCGGACCCAGACTGCTGGCGCGATCGCGTGAGTTAGTGGTGACGAACGGCTATGCCGCCAATGCCTGCGAGGCCTTTGCGGCTAACCTTGTTGGGGATGGTATCAAGCCGTCCTCGCTCATCACGGATGCCGCGCTGCGTGACCAGGTCCAGAAACTCTGGCTGGCATGGACCGATGAAGCCGACGCCGATGGGCTGACGGATTTCTACGGCATTCAGGCGATGGTCGCGCGCGAGATGTTTGTCGCAGGCGAGTGCTTTGTACGCCTTCGGCCGAGACGGGCGGAAGACGGGCTGCTGGTGCCGCTGCAGTTGCAGCTTCTGCAGTCGGAGATGCTGCCCTTCGAGAAGACCGAGACAGATCCGAATGGGAACCGCATCCGCTGCGGGATCGAGTTCGACCTGATCGGGCGGCGGGTGGCCTATCATTTCCGCCGTCGCCATCCGGGGGACAGCACGGACCAGCGGGTGGCGGTGCCCGACACGGTCCGCGTGCCGGCCGAGGAAGTCTTGCACATCTACCGACCCATCGATGCGGGGCAAATCCGAGGCCTTCCTCATGTGGCCCCGGCCATGGTGCGACTGTTCCTGCTCGACCAGTATGACGATGCAGAACTTGATCGCAAAAAGACGGCGGCGATGTTCGCGGGCTTCATCACCAAGACGGCACCCGAAGACCCGATGATGGGTGAAGGGGCAGCAGATCTCGACGGGGCAGCCATCGCAAGCTTGGAGCCCGGCACCATGCAGGTGCTGCTGCCGGGCGAGGATGTGAAGTTCTCGAGCCCCGCCGATGTCGGCGGTGGATACGAGGCGTTCCAGTATCGCACGCTGCTGGCGGTCTCGGCCTCGCTGGGGCTGCCCTATCACCTCGTGACCGGCGATGTCCGGCAGGCCAATTATTCGAGCCTCCGTGCCGAACTGGTCGAGTTCCGCCGTCGCATTGGCCAGTTGCAGCATGGAGTCATGGCGCACCAGCTGTGCCGCCCCATTTGGCGGCGCTGGCTGGAAACGGCTGTGCTCTCGGGCGCATTCAATGCTGATCCTGTCATCGCGCGGCCCGTTCAATGGATCCCGCCGCGGTGGGATTGGGTCGATCCCTTGAAAGACATCCAAGCCCAAGTGCTCGCGATGGAAGCGGGTCTGACGTCCCGGCGCAAGGTGGTCGAGGCCACGGGTTATGACATCGAAGAGGTCGATCGCGAAAATGCCTCGGACGCCAAGCGCGCAGCAGACTTGGGCCTGACCTATCGCGCCAGTCCCGGCGAGACGCAGGGCGCGCGCGCCACACCAACTGGGATCCCTGACCAGAATACCCCCAACGAGGACGGCAGCGGGTCGTCCACGACACCGCAGCAGGAGTAAACTCATGAAATCCTGGTACACGATCCGTGCCCGCACCTCGGGCACGGAAGTGCTGATCTATGACGAAATCGGCGCTTACGGCGTAACGGCGAAAGGCTTTCTGGCAGAGTTGGGTGCATTACCTGACGATGCCGCCATTGATCTGCGCCTCAACAGCCCCGGCGGCTCGGTCTTTGACGCGGTGGCGATCTACAACGCGCTGAAGCGGCACCCCGGCGACATCACCGTCTGGATCGATGGGATCGCTGCTTCGGCTGCGAGCTACATCGCCATGGCGGGCGACACGGTCGTCATGCCGGAAAACGCCTTCCTGATGATCCATGACCCTTCGGGGCTCGTGATGGGCACTGCCGAGGACATGCGGTCCACGGCCGAGGCGCTCGACAAGGTGAAGGGCAGCCTGATCCAGGGCTATGCGGCGAAATCCGGCAAGTCTGACGACGAAATCACCACCCTGATGGCGGCAGAGACCTGGCTCGATGCACAGGATGCGCTGGATCTCGGGTTCATCGACCGGATTGCCGAGCCCGTTAAACTCGTCGCCTCATTTGAAGTGGCGCGGTTCCGCAATGTGCCGTCCGAGTTGGTTGAGGCGGTAGGTGAACCCGATGAGCCTGCGGCCCAGGAGCCACAGTCCGAGGGTGTTGCAGACGCCAACACCCAGCCGGACCCCGAACAATCGACTGCGGAAGCGCCAACCGTGGCCGCAGTTGAGCCCACATCAGCCGACGCTGCGACAGTCCGCGCTGAGGCCATTGCCCATGCGCGCGCCGTGATCGATCTCTGCCGACTTGCCGGCCAGCCGCAAATGGCAGGCCGCTTCCTCGAAGAAGACGTGGGTCTCAATGAGGTCCGCAACTGTCTTCTCGCGGCAAAGGCCGAAGCCACCCCCGACATCACCGCTGCCCATGCCCAACCCGGGCGGGCGGCAACCACCCAATCCTGGGGCGATGTGATCGCCCGCACCTTCAAGACGAAAGGCTAACGCATCATGACCACGCTCACAGAAGGCAAACACGCGGGCGGCTTCCTCGTCTGGGAAGTGCTGCGCGATTACACCCGAGAAACCGTCACCATCGCCTCCGGGGCTGGAAAGCTCGAGCCCGGCACCGTGCTCGGCAAGATCACCACGGGCGGCAAATACACCGGGCTCGCACCGGCCGCCACCAACGGCAGTCAGAATGCCGCCGGTATTCTCTGGGCGGGCGTTGACGCGTCCGCCGCCGATGCGCCTGGCGTCGTGGTCCTGCGCGGCCCCGCCATCGTCAATCGCCACGAGATCGTCTGGCCCGAGGGCGCGACCGAGGCGCAGATCACCGCGGCCACCACGGCGCTTGCCACAATCGGCATCATCCTGCGCTGAGCCTGAG